TAATGGTGGAAGTGTACGTGCAGCACGGTTCTAAATGGCACGGCCTAAATTAAAAGATGGAGAGCGGGGTAATTATAATGTATCCCGCAAGGAGCAAAAAAAGCGTACTATTCAAAAACGCTTAAATTCTCAAAGACGAACACTTGAGAAAGAATCTAAAAAAGTTAGAACAAGAAGAGAGAAGATAAAACAGAATGAAGAACGTCTTAAAGTACTTAAAAATGGTGGTGTCACTTCCGATGAAAGTTTGGGCGTGGTTCTTGAAGATAACCAAGAACTCGTGTTCTCTCCTAATGCGGGGCCTCAAACTGACTTCTTAGCAGCACCTGAAAAAGAAGTATTGTATGGTGGTGCTGCCGGTGGCGGAAAAAGTTATGCGATGCTTGTTGATCTTCTACGGTATGCGAATAATCGCAATCACAGAGCATTGTTGCTACGTAGAACACTTGCAGAGTTAACAGAGCTTGTCGATCAAAGCAAGAAACTATATTTACACGCTTTTCCGAAAGCACGGTTTAAAGAATCGACTAAGACATGGGAGTTTCCAAGCGGTGCAACAGCACTCTTTAGTTATGTTGATAAAGATGATGATGTGTATCGCTATCAAGGACAATCGTTCACATGGATAGGAATTGACGAATTAGGCCACTACCCGTCACCATACGTGTGGAACTACCTACGATCACGTTTACGGACAGCAGATAGCTCTATAGATACGTATATGAGAGCGACAGCCAATCCCGGTGGTGTTGGTGGCTGGTGGATCAAGAAGATGTTTATTGATCCTAATCCTCCAAATGAGCCGTTTTGGGCCACAGACATTGATACAAATAAACCGCTAGTCTACGGTCCAAATCATGCAGATGCGGGAGAGCCGCTGTTTCATCGTAAGTTTATTCCTGCACGGCTAACAGATAATCCGTATCTTATGATTACGGGTGAATACGAAGCGATGCTCTATTCTCTGCCAGAGGTTGAGCGAAGAAGGCTACTAGAAGGCGACTGGGATGTAGCAGAAGGTGCTGCATTTAGTGAGTTTAATAGAGAGGTTCACGTTGTTGATCCGTTTGAAGTTCCCGAAGGTTGGGCAAGGATAAGGGCGGGAGACTATGGATATAGTTCTCCTAGTTGTATTCTTTGGGGCGCAGTTGATTGGGACGGGAACTTATGGATATATCGGGAATTATACATTAAAGGGTATACAGGCGAAGCATTAGCACAGTTAATCCGTGAAATGGATCGGAAAGATACGAGAATGTCAATCTCTGTTCTTGATAAATCGTGTTGGAACCGTACTGGATTAGGGCCATCTATAGCAGAAACGATGATACGTCAAGGAGTACGGTGGATTCCATCCGATTCAAATAGAATGTCAGGTAAGATAGAAGTACACAGAAGGCTTGCTATGAATGATTATGGAGAACCGCGACTACGAATTTTCTCCACATGCACAAATCTTGTTCGTACTCTTCCTACAATACCTTTATCTAAGACGAACAGCGAAGATGTCGATACAAAGTCAGATGATCATGCGTATGACGCACTACGATATATGTGTATGACTAGACAGGTTTCTACACCACAAGCAGCTATTTTTAGGAATATGCATCATAGGCCACCAGAGCTTACGGATGCTACATTTGGGTACTAAATAGTATGGCACGAGATCCAAATACACGTTTGTATCATAAAAATCCATTTATAAGAAGGGCTTTACAGGAGCGAGAAAGACGCTATCAAGACAAAATGGATTATGGAGATTTCCTTAGTTGGCTAAGAACTCCAGATGGACAAGAATTTTTAGAAGAACAAGTTCATATAAGTGGTTGGTTGGATACACCTGATGGACAGGTATGGTTAGATACAGAGGATGGAAGGAATTGGAGAAGAACTACACAACAAGGAGAAGATTATCAGCGACTTCGTAGTACCAGAGAAGGAAGGATAGAATTTCGTAATCCATTATCTGATTTATATGAAAAACAAGAGAAACAAGAATTAACTTCACGAACTGAACAAGAATTAACTAGAGAATCTAAACAAGCTAATGCTCTTGAAAGTTTTAGTGGATCAGGTAAATCTATTTTTGAAATCCGTGAAGAAGGTGTTAAGGGTAGACCAGCGGGTAAACTTCCTACCATATCAACACAAGGAGAGGCTGTTGTAGCAAGGCGGTATAGGGGTGGAACTTCTCTTGATCCTATGCATCCGCGTGAAATAATAAATAAAATAAGAGGTAAATGGGGGAAGACACTACCTAAACCATTAACTAAAGGAGAAACGGAGAGATTATTTGAAGGTTTGGAGAGAAAAGAGAGTCCATATATTTCTCAGGAAAAATACTTAGAATACAAAAAATATATGGACTCAAGAACAGATGAAAATTGGCAAGAGTCACCACTTGGTCAAGAAATATTGGAATTTATTACACCTCATCTTCCTAAAGGATTACGTATTACAAGTGGAGTTGTTAAAATACTATCTGATTGGCGAGATAGGCCGGGAATAGGGCATAATCAACCTCCTGAAGATCAACTTATAGAAGGTGAAATTGATCAATCAAAATGGGCAGAACAACCAAAAAAGCCTAGTACGGAATTACCGACAGAAGGTAAGGACTTAGTTAATGCTCGTAATTATTATAATGTTGAAGCAAATAGAATTTTTAAGGGAACAGAAGGACCAGAGTTAAAAAAGACAGGTTGGATGCAAGGTCAACAACAACCTGTTCATGATTTCTTTGAATACAATGCGGCTAAAGTACAAGCTATATTTGATTTAATAGAAAATATTAAAGCGGGAAATACGATGTTTGAAGGTCCAATTGGTAGGCAACAATTAAAAATTCCTCCCCGTGGTGCTAGATATTTTACAAAACGTCCTATTCCTAAACATGGACCTTCTGGACCGGGATCATCAGAATTAACTGTTTCTACGTCTTATATTCAAATGAGAGAACTTCTTGGTAATATGTTTGGAATGAGTACAGACGATCTTGATAGGGGCGTATATGATTATTCTTTAAATGGTGGATCACCTGTTCAAATACAATGGTTACTAGATATGGGTCTTCTAGAAAGAGTTAATACTAGATGGGTAGAAAAATTTCATATTGATAAAGATAACAAACCTACAGATTGGTATTTGGATACATTAGGCAGACCAAGATTGTTTCCAGCAGGTGCACCTAATGGTGAATCATTAGTTCTTCAACCACATTTTATTTTTCCTCCAGATGGGAATATAGGATATGCAAGAAGAGGCATACTTCCTTCTCTTGCTGAAGTGTATTTTAAAAAGACAACAAAAGAACGAATAGGAGAATATCCTACTGATCGTACACTAAGATCAGGTCGTCCAGCAAAAGGTAGACCCAAATTTAGACAGTTTACAAAAATTTATAAACTAGAATCTGATTATAGGATAACTAAGCCTGCTAAAAATGCAAGAGAAGGTTTAGTGCAAGCATTCTTTCCTGATCCTACACAAGAAAATCAAGAGCAATTTACAAGAAATGTACTTCAATTAATTGCAAATTCTGATGAGCCAAGTAATGTTTCTAATTTAAAACCTCTTATTTCGCTTGATCCTACTAAACAAGAGGAATTAAGTACTCTTCAAGAAGAATCATCAATTAAGATAGAGTCACCAATAAAATCTACTCCAGAGCAGATAAGACCAACCGGTTCACCTAAATGGCAGATACCCGATAAAGAAACATTTCTTAGAAAAGTATTTCAAGAATATATCGCTGATGAACAAAGACTTATTGAAGAACGTAGAGAAGATCGTCCAAAAGGTATGCGAAGAAAGGCATGGGCAAAAGAATTAGAATTGAAGATTAGTCCAGAAACATATGCAGAACGAGTACAAGATAAAATTAGTCAAGTTAGAAATTTAATAGGACAATCAGGTGGAGAAGTTAAAGGAGATTTTCTAGATTTTATATCCCCAGAAGATATAGAATTTTATTGGAACAGCAAAGAAATTATGAATAAAAATACAGGTAGAATAAATATAAGAAATATAGATCAGCTTATGCAACCTATAGAAACTACTTCTATTTCTGGAGTTGAGATTCCTGTAAAGCCTACTAAACCTATTTTAGAAGTACAAGAAGGATCAGCAGAAGCAGTTAAGGAATTAACTCATGCTGAAAATTTAAAAAAGATACCAGCAAAAGCACAAATAAAAAGAGCATTTAAAAAAGATACGAATGTTACAAGAAATATATCACAATTAACACATGATAATTGGAGACAAATACTTAAATATCAATCACAAGGATTAAGTTCTGTTCAAGCGTACCAAAAATTTGCTGCTTCGGAAGTTGCAAGATCAACTTCAGCTACTCCCGGTGCAAGACCAACTAAACCTATTCTTGAAGGTGGAGGGCAGCGTCCTGTAGCTCCTCCTGTTGATATACAAAAAATAACAAGAGGTGGAGGAACAGGAAATATATTTCGTAGAAGTTGGCTAAAACTTAACATGTCTGAAGGTGGGTTTGTTACCCGTTAATTACAACTTAGCATATAACAAAGGAGAATAATATGCCATCTAACTATCGTTATCCCGGTAAATCGGATTTTGAGAGTGTATCAAAGCAAGGAAATGTAAGCGATGTGAACGCAGCTAGTTTGTATCGTGAGAAAATGGACCAGCGTATTGTAGGTTCAACAGGCAATCCAAAACCATTTGTAAGTTCTCAAGCTTTTCCTTCTGGTAAAGGTTCCGTTCATAACACTATGAAAATTGCTCAGAAAACTATCAAACAAGGTGATATGGGCTAATACTTTATGGTTGATGAAACAAACGTCGAAGGCGATGAGTTTGGAACCATAGATGCTGATGATATACCTTATACTGTAGGATACATCAAAGGTAAATTTACTGAAGCAGAAGATGGAAGACGTGAGTCTGAAATTCGCTGGCAGAAAGCGTATAAGAATTATCGTGGTATCATTGATGGAACCACGGCGTATACAGCAACTGAAAAGAGCAAGGTCTTTGTAAAAATTACAAAGGTTAAGGTCTTAGCTGCATATGGTCAAATTATTGATATTCTGTTTTCTAATAAGAAATTTCCACTTGTTGTCGAATCAACTCCAGTTCCAGAAGGTATTGCAGAGTTTGCTCATCTTTCTCAAAATCCTACGGGTCAGCAAGAAGAAGAAGAACCTAATGACTTCTTAGCTGGTTTGGAGGAAAAGTATGGTGACTCTACTTCCTTGAAGGAAGGGCCATCAAGTATGGGAGAGCCACAAATCTCTCCGTCACGAGAATCTGCTCGTAAATTAGAGAAGGTTATACACGATCAGCTAGTTAATACTGAAGCAGTAAAGATATTGCGTCATGCTATATTTGAATGTTGCCTTCTTGGTTGTGGTATCATAAAAGGGCCATTTAGCACCTTTAAGGAGATACAGGCATGGGAAGTTAGTGAGGATGGGGCACGTAATTACGCTCCATACCAAAAGAATGTTCCCTTAATTTCTGCTGTATCCTGTTGGGATTTTTATCCTGATCCTGCTGCAACATCTGTAGAAGATTGTGATTATGTTATTGAACGGCATAAGATGAATCGTGAACAACTTCGCTCATTACGTAAAAAACCTCATTTCGATTTAGAGGCTATTGATAGATGTCTTGAAATGGGGCCAAATTATGCAGAGCGTGGATATGAGTCAAGCATTCGTGATGAAGATGATTTTGATACTGCACATAAAAGCAGATATGAAGTATTGGAGTATTGGGGATATCTGGATAAACATCTTGCGGAACAACTGGGTCTTGAAATACCAGAAGGGCAGGATAATTTAGATTCTCTTCATACTAATATCTGGGTTTGTGGTAATAATATATTACGTGCAGTAGTTAATCCATTTACACCAGCACGTATTCCATATCAAGCTGTACCGTATGAGATCAATCCGTATAACTTCTTTGGTATTGGTGTAGCAGAAAACATGGATGATGCACAGATGCTGATGAATGGTCATATGCGTATGGCTATTGATAATCTTGTTCTTGCTGGTAACATGGTCTTTGACATAGATGAAACTTCGCTGGTACCGGGACAGTCTATGGAGATATATCCCGGTAAGATATTCAGGCGGCAAAGTGGCGTAACTGGAACTGCTGTAAATGCGGTTAAGTTTCCCAGTACAGCAAATGAAAATATTCAGATGTATCAAGTATCACGTCAATTGGCTGATGAGGAAACAGGTATTCCATCTATTATTCACGGTCAAACAGGCGTAACAGGTACAGGACGTACCGCTGCTGGACTGTCAATGTTAATGAGTTCAGCAGGATTAAGTATAAAGACAGCGATTAAAAATATTGATGATTATCTTCTCAAGCCAATGGGTGAGGGGTATTTTCAATGGAATATGCAGTTCAATGAAGAGCATCCAGATATCATGGGTGACTTGGAAATTAAACCTAAAGGAACTGCCGCTGTAATGCAAAAAGAAATTAGGTCGCAACGATTACTCACATTGTTACAAACAGTTGCTAATCCTGCTCTTGCTCCCTTTATTAAAATTCCTAATTTGGTTAAGGAACTTGCAATAGCACAGGATATTGATCCAGACTTACTTGTAAATGATGTTAATGAAGCGGCAATATTCGCTGATATATTGAGAGGACTTATGAATGCTCAAGGAACAGGCGCGCAAGCTGGGGCCGCTAATCAACCACAAGAAGGCATGGGCGGCACTGGAGGACCACCTGTCGGAGCAAATGCAATGGACCCATCGGGCGTTGGTGGCGGCAACATCGGAGTTGGAAATGCGCCAGTTGCAGGGGAAAGCGGCTTTACTGGAAACCCTCCTCAATCTTAAAGTAAATGGACAAACAGCGTTAGATAGCAAAGAAGAAGA